CTTAACCTGATTTGCAACATGCTGAGGTGTCTATCATAGGGCAGGGGTGCCCAGTGATTTACACCAAGATGCATGCTGGGCTTTAATCCGCTTACAGTTAATTCTGTAATACAGACTATCGCCAAGGAAGCGCGTCACGACCCTATTTTGGGTGGACTGTGCCTCCTTGCAGGCTAAGCCCAAGAATAAGACGTGGTCCACTACTAAAGCGATGTCAAGCTACCAAGCTGGCTCGGAGGCCGGCCTGCCTTCCTAGGCTTTGAATACCTAGAAGAAAGGATTTGGTGTACTAACATTACAACTTACCATGATAAACATTCTGAGAACATTTACCACTTCAGCTGTAACGTACTACCGTCCAAACCATTCCCTGTTCACGAAAGTGGACTGGGACCGAGTAAACGGCGGCCAGTACGCGATCGTTGATCCGGCTGACGACACTGGCATTTTATACCTTTCAGAGAAAGATTACAAAATCCAAGTGAGAGTCTCACTTTCACAGGACCTTTCGCTGATAGTCCTCGCGCGTCCCGGAGACACCAAGGAACAACCTTCTAGGGGTAGTTCTAGTCCCACATCTCAAAATTCCCCACTCTTTCCTCCCGTGGAAGGACAGGCTAAGCCTGTCCAGTCAAAGGGTGCTAAGCACTCCAAGACGGCCACAAGTGGAACTATTACTGATTCCCTCCCCAAAGATCTAAAACAGATCCCCAATGTGATGAGTCAATTTGACACATTACTTGAGGAAATGTCAGGGATCAGAGGGAAACCAACTAAACCTCTAGACTTATCGAAGATCAGCTTAGCTGATCTCGATAAGATCGCTGACGCCCTAGCCGATAAGGACCAAGATTTTCATCTTAATCCTCGGTTTTGGGAGTTACGCGATGAGTCAAAGAGGCGTAGCGATGGTATAAAGGGATTTTCACAGTTTTTTAAGTGGTATTTAAGCTCTTTGTCTTCTCTGAAGACTCAGAATCGTGGTGAACTAGGCACACCAATGGTCGAAATAACACGTGAAAACGTGTTATCCCTTATCGTCCGTTGGGGAACAATCCTCAACTTTCGACTAGGGGGACCCCTGGTACCTACAAGGTCGCTACGATCTGCTTTAGTAAAACTAGCAGTGGATCTTGCCAAGGTGCATCAGACTAGAGGGCGTAAAGCCCTCATAATGAAGATGAAAAATTCAAAACTTTTCATCGAACACTATTTGTCTGGTTCCACCCCAAGAGATCCGTTCCTGCTAGGTGAACCCGTGAGCCTGGCGCGTTCTGGCCTACCACGTATAATTCCCTTAGTGATAAGGAGAAGGATAGCGGCGGGAGATCATAGAGCCATCATGCTGATGGAGTCTATCTTCAGCGCTTACAAAGCACTGTTGGGTCCTTACGAAGATCAGGATCTCGCTTCAATACGAGGTCCTCATCCTGTGATTGAATCACAGAAGCTCGAAGAGTTCGAGCAATTCTGTAAGGAAGTTTTCTGGCCTCAAGTAAATGGAAATTTACGAAAGGTCGGAAAGACCGATCTCATCCAGCCCGAACTCAAGTATCCGGATTATACACAACCATACATTCCTCTACGTGCGGGTCCCAACGAGTCCGTAGGACTCCTTGGTGCTCACAAAGATGCGCTTGCATGGGACTCACGTCCCCACTACAATCCGCTATTAATGTGGGCTAAGCACGTCGGGGATGAAAAGTTGCAGGCCACCTACCATCAAACCCTCCAATGGGCCAAAAATTGGTATTGGTCTCAGAAGGAAAGAACTTCCTTCATTCTCGGCAAGATTGCATTGCTGCAAGAGCCTGCCGGGAAAGTGAGAGCAATAGCGATCGTTGACTATTGGACGCAGCGAGCAATGTATCCTGTACACCAGTGGATGATGAAGGTATTAGACACCCTTCCGGGTGACTGTACCTTTGATCAGAATGCAGGAGTTCAGTCTTTCGCCTCCCAGTTTCCTGGGAAGGTCTATTCGATTGATCTCAAATCTGCAACTGACCTCATCCCATTGGATCTGTACAGGGCAGTGTTCACTGCAGTTTGGGGGCAGGAGACATGCAACCTGTGGTTGCTCCTACTAACAGACCGTTGGTTTGGCGTACCCGAGACCGGAGTTTCTCATGACGTTCCCCCTGAGATCGAGTATGGGCGTGGCCAGCCGATGGGGACTTTGTCCTCATGGGCTTCCATGGCGCTGGTGCATCATGCACTAGCACTATATGCCGCTTGGAAAAGCGGACATACGGCCATACTTCGATTTCCGGGGTATCGTGTCCTAGGAGACGATATCGTCATCGGAGAACAGAAGGTCGCAGAGGAGTACCTAGACATCTGTAGCAGCTTACACGTCCCAACCTCAATTCCCAAGACTCTTGTGGGGCATTGTTTTATCTTTGCTTCACAAGTGTTCTATAAAGGAGTTTCGGTCTCTCCCATGTCCCTCCGAGAGGAACTAGGGATTAGATCGAGCTCCCAACGGATTGAAATGGCTCTAAGAGCCGTTTCAAGAGGCTGGCTAATGGGAAAAGAAACCATAGCTGGTTTCCTTCGTCACCTAATTCGGCGAGAGAACTATGTTCGCTCTGTCAAATTTTGGCGACAAGGGAAATTGGCAAGTGTGTGCCAAGCAGCTCTGACTAGTGCCCTCGGTGTCGGAGGTCGTGTTCTACACAACCTCGGGTTCCGAGAGTCCAAATTTCAACCCTTCTTGTTTGCTCTGCAGAACAAGGTACAGGCGTTAGTTGGAAGCCAGAGAGGCCAGGCACTAAGAGAATCTACTCTCGTGAGAGATCTCAAATTTGGCCTTTCCATAGTTTTGATCCGTTCTGGATTAAATCTATGTAGGGAAAGATTTGAGGCTCTCATGCAATCAAGAATAAGGTGGTCTGACTGGCTCGCAAACATGCAAGACCCTTACGTACTTCCAAAGTGCGCAAGGGGCCTGCTCCCCGAAGGTATCGCACCTTCAAAGAGCTGGGCTCGTGTGAGGGGGTATAAACCCGATCATACGAACACACTGTTTGTTTACGGTGATCAGTCAGAAGTAGACTTATTCTATTACCAGTCAATATGGCCGGTAATCAAAGACAGCTATGAGCTGTTCTTTGGGATTGCATCCGAGGACTCCGCTCAAACAGATTATACTCTGTATGAGGCCGAAGACCTCGGGGTCGGAGTAGAGGACCTTGGCATGGGTGTAACATTTACAGCAGACCAGTTTACCGCAGCTCACCCGAGCGGGCATAACATAAGAATTCCTACAGTTCAATTGAAATGTAGCGAAATTATCGACAACATTGAGGCCAAGCTAAAGCTCGTCCTTGATGCTGCTAATAATCCTGAGGATCCTTTGGATCCTCTGGTTCTTGTGGACGAAGTTTTCGAAGAAATATCTTCGATACCTCGTGTACCAACATTCGAATCACTTGAAAGTCTGAGACCATCAAGAGATCCTAAGGATGTTGATGCTATGCGGGCTTGGGTAAGACAAGTGAAGTCAATGGAGAAAGTTCTAAACTACCTACCTCTGTGCAAAACGCCAGAGGCGGGTCATTTAGAGCTCTTCACACTTCACGAGCTCTCTATTCTGGACGCTTGTCCCACTTACCCTCACCAGGGAAAAAA